CAGCGGTCGTTGGTGAGGCGTCGGCCCGGGCGGGTTTCCTGCACCCCTTCCTTGCGAACCTCGTACACCTTGCAGACCTCCTTCCCGTCGTGGTTCTCCAGCATGACCATGATCTTCACATCGCCGGAGCCACCCTTCTTACCCAGGGCCGCCTGCTCTGCGGCCACGGCCAGGGCGGATGCGCGGTTCTCGTGCAGTGCGTCGTGCCAAACTTGGCGAGCGCTGATTACTTTCATGGTCGTTCTCCCTGGATGCGATTGGTCTTCTTCAGCAGAAATTCTTCGTAGCAGCGCTTGCGGCGCACTGCCCCAGCCCAGGACAGCGACACACCACCCACCACCATGAGGGCGGCCAAAATCAGAAATCCCCATGCTGGTGTCATGCAGCCTCCTTGAGCGCTTCGATACGGACGCGCACGGCGCCGCCTTTAGTGGTCTCCCGGCGCACGATGCGTAGGTCGTCGATCTGTTCGTCGTCACCCCAGACCCCGGCATGAGACAAGGCATCCAGCAGGCCCTTGGCGACGTTGTCGAGGTCACGCTTGCGCCTGTCAGGCGGGAAGCACTCAATCGTCACAGAGAGCCTGCAGGAGAGCTTCTCGATGGCATGCGGTATCGACCAGCACACGTCGGCGCGGTACTTACGGCCCTTCTCGCTGATTAGATGGCGGCCGGCTAGCTTGCCAGTGGTCGGGTGGCGCCAGTAGGTATTCACGCTTGGCGGGTATGGCAGGTGCAGAGTGATCATGCAGCCCCCTTCACGGTCAGAATGCCAGCCCGAATCAGGGCCTCATGAGTCTCAGCGATCGCCCGGGGCATGTCTGACCAGTCCACCTCGCCTTTGCCGCGACCGTCGAGCACGTCATGGCAGGCGCTGCAGGCGTAGACCGCCACGGTGTCGAAGCCCTTCATGCCCATGCCCTTCTGCCCGCACGGGAGGTGGGCCAGCACGGTGGTCTCCGGGTTGAAGTTGCAGGCGCCAGGGATGCGCACGGTGCAGTCCTGGCCACGAGCACTCTCGCGCACCTTCTTGGATACGACGCGCATCAGTACCGCCCTCCCCACCGATCCGGCTCAGTCCAGCGCACGCCATGCTCGGCGCCGAAGGCATGCATCACTTCGAACAGGTCGCTGAACCACTTCTGCGACTGCTTACGGGTCGAGACGCCCAGGACGACGAAGCCGCCGTCGATGCCCGGCACCGCATCCTGCTTCTGCACCGCCGCGCTGAAGATGTGCTTCCAGTCCTCGTCGGTGAGCTTGCGGCCGTACCACTCCACCTGCTGGGAGACGTCGCGGAGCATTGCCCACATCTTTCGGTTGCAGACGTCCGGGCGCTTCTCGTCCTTGATGACCACCACCTTGGGCTTGGTCAGGTCGATGGCGTGCAAGGCGCCATATACTCGGTGCAGGTCATTACTGCTGCGGATAGCGAACTCAGCCACGATTCCCCTCCTTCGCCCAGCGGCGCATCGATAGGTCGCAGCCCATGGTCAGGCATACGCCATTGGCCATGCCTCGATGAGTGGCGCGGCGAGCGCAGCCACAGCCGCAGCGGCGCCGCGACTTCGAATCGACTGGCTCGTGGTAGCGGATCTGGCCCGACAGACCACCGACCTGACCCCAGCCGTCCATACCGCCGCGCATTGCTGCGGACCGCGCCGCAGGCGACATGCTGTTCAGGTTGGTCATGGCGCCACCTTCAGGCCCTGGGCCTCGATGGCCTCGCGGCATCCTTCGCGGTAGTCAGCGTCAGCTAGGGGGTCGTATTCATGGCCCGTGATTCTCGGCAATTCCACCACAACTGCCTCGCGGGACAACTTCCACCAGTGCCACGCACCATTTACGGCAGACCCACGATAGCGTTCTGGGTCAACCAAGCTCCGAAGCGGCTTGCTTCCAGGCACGCCTTCGTCGTTCCGCATGGCATAGGCCCACGCTTCCTCGAACTGCTCGCGCATCTTGTTGGTGTCCATCAGTGCTTCTCCTCGAGCTTGTTCATCAGCCAGGCGGTGGGGATGGCGGCCAGCAGGATCGACGGGCCTGCCATGATCGCCAGCTTCGCGGGCCACGACAGATCCAGTGACACGGCAAACCTGACCCACAGGGTGAAGGCCGCAGATGCCGCGATGATCACGGTCGGTGCCAGCACGATCATCAGCACGGCTTTGAGGTAGGTAAGCATCACACCCCCTCCCCGGCCGGCTGCCCGGCGCGCTTGATGTTCAACTTGGCCATCAGATGCCCTCCTTGCCGCGGTGAGATTCCCACTCGAACGGCACCACGATCATTCCGCCCTCGCGCAGGCGGTCGACGCAGCGCTCGCCCATGGCCACCGGCAACTGCTCGGGACTCAGGTTGGAGATCACCACCGTGGGCTTCACCTGCTCGTACCGGCCGTTGATGATCGCGAACAGGGTCGTCAGCTCGAAGTCGCTCGGCTGCTCCTTGCTCACGCCCACCTCATCCAGCACCAGCAGCGATGGCTCGACCAGGTTGGCGAGGATGCTGGCCTCGGTCGCATCGCTGGATCGGTCGTAGGTGGCGCGGATGGCCTGCAGAATCGAGCCGACAGTGCGGTACACCGCCGAGTGCGACGTGCTGCGCATCAGGTCGTTGGCCATGCCGGCGCCCAAGTGAGTCTTGCCGGTACCTGGCTTGCCCAGCAGCACCATGCAGCGGCCGTTGTCGGCGATCTGGTCGAAGGTCTTCACGTAGTGGCGGCAGAAGCGCAGCGCCTCGGCCTGGCCCTTGTGCTCGGCCTTGTAATTCGCCAGCGAGCGATCAGCGAAGCGTTTCGGGATGAGCGAGTCGCCCAGCTTGCGGGAGATCGCCAGGCGCACGTTCAGGGCCTGCTCGGCCTCGGCGCGAGCCTCGCGCTCCTTCTTGGCGATGCGAGAGCATTCAGGACATTGGCTGCGCAGCGCCTTGCCCAGCAGCATGGTGACCTTCTGCTCAAAGGCGCCGTGCTTCTCGCACTCGGCAGGCTGGGTCCGGCCGCAGAGGGATGCCTGGTTGATCGGGGTGACTTTTTCAGAGCGCATAGCTACCGTCCTCCCGCTTCTTCAGGCCAGTGGTGTAATCGCGTTCAGCAAAGCCGTGGTGGCGACTGGTCGGCAGGTGGTGGACGTTGTCAGCAGGAAGCTCGACCTCATCCTCCCAGCGCTTCCCGTTGAGCCAGGTCGAGGCGTGAGGGATGAACTGTCCGTCGTCCTTGGTCCAGCTGGGCAGCAGGCGATGGTTGCCCAGGGCCGAGACGATCGTGTCGAACAAGTCCTGCGTCAGCCTGAGCTTCGCCCAGGCCTTCTCGGCTTTGTCCTTCCCGACCTTGCGCGGGTACAGCTTCCAGAACCGCGAAAACAGCTCGACCGAATCCACCGGCGCTGGCGACGGGTTGAGGGAATCAGGAATCAGGAATCCGGAATCAAGAGAGAGGGAATCAGCAGGGAAAGAACTGTGCGAGTCTGGTGCTTGCACGGTGCTTTCCTCATGCTTTCCCTGGCATGCTTCTACGACGGGCATTTCAGGGATGGTGCTCTTGGCTTCCTTGACGTGCGGGTTCTGATGCTTCGACCAGTTGATGACCTGAATCGCTTTCACGTCGCCTATGGTGTAACGCTTGATGAACCCCAAATGATCCAGGTCATCGAGCATGCGATCGATGTCGACATTGTCAGCCGGGAACAAGGCCATTTTCAGGCGGCGCGGACGATCCTCCAGGCGCCCTTCCCGGTCAGCCTCGGTCCACATGCCGATGAACAGCAGGCGAGTGGCGAAGTCCAGCTCTGCCAGGTGCTCGTTCGAGAAGAACCCTGGCTTGATGTTTCGGGATCTAGCCATCATTGGGCCTCCAGCTTAGTGATGATCTCGCGGGCAGTTCGCACTGCAGCGTCGAGAGACTCATGGCTCGGCGGAATTCCGTTTTCGAGAAGCAGCACGAGCTCCTGGGCGGCCTCCATGAGTTCGGTGTAGGCGCAGTAGTCACCAATTCCAGCGGCAGTGACCCGGCCACCAACGACTTGCATGCCCAGGCGAATCGGATCGACAGGATTTGCTACAACGATCGTCACGAGCTTCATGGGCGCCCCTTCCCGACCATCTCGGCCAGCTCAGGGAAGCGATCCACATACCAGTGAGGCTGCGTTTCGCGAGGACATTGGGGGCTGGTCAGGTTCTTGCCGTAGCGCAACCCCTTCTCGGTGATCGCCCAGAAGGTGACCACCTCCTGCTTCGAGTTCTTGCGCTGCATCACCTTGATCACGCCGGCTTGCTGCAGCGCCTTGTTGAACGACGCGGGCGACATGCGGATACCGTTGTCCTTGAGCAGGGCCGTCAGGGCCTTGGTTGGCAAAGAGCTGCCACCGGCTGCGTCTGACGGAGCATCCACGGCATAGCTGGGCAGGAATTTCGGGTCGAGCCCGTTGCTCTCGGCGATCTTGGCGAGCATCTGCACTTGGCAGGACGCAGCGGGCTTCAGCAGGCGCGTGAAGCACTCCATGATGGCGATCTCGCCTATCACCTTGGTGCCATTGGCCATCACGGCCTGGCGCGCCTCGGACTGGCCTTCCAGCTCACGCCAGCGGCGAATTACCTTCATGCGCAGGACGGCGCTGTAGCCGGTTAGGAGACAGTCGGTGTGCTCGCGGTCAAGCAAATACTCGACCTGCTCGCGGTTCTGCCCGTCCAAGTAGATGTGCTCAAAACTGAGTACATCTGCTTTCAGTTCGGCCAGCATGGCCACAATGTCGCGCTTCACGTTGGCGTGACGCTTGCCAGTCAGGCTGGCGATCTCGCGCGACGACATCGTGCGCGCCACGAAATCGTGGTTCGCATTTTGTGGCGCGAGGGCTGCGGTATTGCTTTGGATGGTCTGATGCATATATGATGACCTCACACAAGCGTTACGAATGCAGTACAAGAAGCCGGTCTAGCCACCGGCTTTTTTGCGTCTGCGGTTTGGGTTTTGGTGTTTTCAACGGCAGTTCCTCATGAGTCCCTCAGGGGCTTATTAGCCCTTGCGAAACGACCGAACATTGCTTCGGCCAGGCTCTGTTCTCGTCATCCGGTTGAGAGCCTCATTGATGATTTGTGCCGCCAGTTGCTCAGGGGTTAAGCCCTTCTGTCTGGCGAGATACGCCAGATCCGAATTGCCCTTCCCGTCGAGCTGGATCTCCAGCTCTTTGCTTTCTGGCACAGGGCCTCCTCGGCCACTTCAGGCCACGTCAGTCTTCGCGTTAAGCTCTTGCATCATCTGGTCGAGACCGCGCTCCAGAATTTCCCTGGCGAGCACTGCCTTCTGCGTGCGCTTGAAGCGAGCCATCGCCGACAGCAGATCGTCGGCAGCCTCATCCAAGCGAACCTTGGTGGGCTTGTTGTGCAAGTGGTCGGGGTCGAAGTACGACACGATTGGTTCCTTGTGATTGAAAAGTGGTTAAGCGGCAGACTTGCGCGCCGGGATCGGACGGATCTCGTTCGCCTCAATGTGCCCATCGTCGAAAATGGTGATTCGGATATCCCGCTTGGCGCGAAACATCTGGGATACCGCGCTTTGCTGGATCCCCAGGGCCTTGGCGAGGTCGCTCTGGGTTCCTTGCTCGGCCAGGTAATCCTCAAGGGATACAGTCTTCATCTGGTCTGCCTCATAGGGGTTTGATCAGATATTAGCACTGCTGTTTTACAATATTCAAGGACAAAGAGTAGCAGTGCTGTTTGCTTAAGAAGCAGCTGTGCTACTAAATCACGCGCATGAAGAAACCGATCAGAACTC